ACCAAGACCCGCCAATCCAGCACCAGCAATGCCGCCAGCCAACGAGGCCGCAACCTGACCGACAGGGCCAACGTCCATTTCTTTGGCAGTCTGCCCAGCACCACCTGCAGAAGCTGCGCCGACCAATTGCTGCACTGGCTGCGCGGCCATTTGCGATGCCACGGCGCGAGAAACAGGGCCAGCCGCAGCGCCTGCAATGCCGCGAGCCGCAGCAACAGATCCGCCGCCACCAGCCAAAGCCTGAGCCGCTTGCTGAACAATACGTTCCTGCGTGGTTTCTGGCTGAGGAACGCCCGCTGCCGTCAATAGCTGTCCTGCCGACTGTTGGAGTCCCGGCATTTGCATGGCCTCAGGAAGGACCTGATTTGCCAACGACGCAACCGGATCAGTGACGATGCCAAACATCCCAGCGAGACCCTCAACCCCAGCGCGGGCAGTCAGCCCAATCTGACGGCCAAGCTCATCCACAGTGCCGCGCTCCTTTTGAGGATCCTGCGCTTTAGTGGACTTTGCATGAGTGGCGTTCGCCCACTTCCATGCTGTTGTCGGGTCTGGGGCATCCACCTCGTAGGTGGACCCGCCTACATCGACGTCATAGGTAGGCATCAGCGCGCCCCTTTCAGCCTCACCGCGCCGGGTGGTGGCTCATCTCCAGCCGATGATGGTGAAACACCAGGAGGCGTCTCTGTCGGCTCAAAGAACACATTCTCGACGTTGAGCCCGTAGTTTTTGGCGATACGCTCGACACCACTGCGGACAGTCTTTTCACCGTTTAGGGCGGCCTCGTAAACTTTCCCAGCTTGACCGCGCATGTTCTTGCGCTGGGCATCAGTGAGCCGCTCACCGGCTGAAACCTTGTTGTACAGATTTCGGATGGTATCGCTCACGCCGCGCGCATTTTCAGCAGTCGCGTACTCGCCTTCACGCACAACGCTACCAGGGTCCAGCATCTTCATGTACCCATAGATCAGCGAGATGTCGCCAATGGCGCCTGGCTTTGCCGCCAGAACTCTGGAGTACGCCTCCTTGGTGTCTTTGTACGTCTTGGTTTGGTCTGCGTATTCTTTGCGCAGGTTCATTTCAATCTTTGGCCGATCTTCAGCAGGCACTGCCCCCGGGATCATCTGTAATGTTTCCTTGCGGGTCTTTTCTGCGCTGGCGCGGCTAGAGTCGGCTGACGCATAAGAAGCCGCAGCGGATGCCGTAGCCTGACCAGTTTGGGCGCGAGTCAGGCCAATCTCTGATTGGATCTTCTGGGGCGCGAACTTTGCCTCAATCTCTTTGAGCTTGGTTTCGGCGCTGACCTTCTTGGTCTCCGCTTCGGCCTTGACTGTTTCAGCCTCAGTCTTGCGAGAGCCAAAGATCGACGAAACGACTTCAGCACCACCGGGCAGCGATGCAATCAGCGGAACGATGGATTTCATCGAGATAGACGGGTCTTTCTCGGCGATCTGAGCCTGCACCTCTGCGGCATCGGCGTATGCGTCATTCCCGGAGTTGCGGTAAGCCTCGCCGCGCTGACGGATCAGTTCCGCCGCCGTTTTTCCATCACCGGCGCTCAAGGCCGATCCAATCTGCCCCAACTGTTGAAGTTGTTGCCGCTGGCCTTCTGCTCCGGACTCTTGAAACACCTTTAGCATCGGCTCAATCATCTTTGAGTCAAGCGTAGAGGCGTACTGCATGAAGTCCTGTGCAGTCGGCTGCTTGGTCGAGTAGTACCGCTTCTGAATCTCGCTGATCTGCGCCTGACGTTGCTGTGCTGCCTGTGCTTGTGCTTCTTCGGCGGCGCGCTGACGATCACGCTCGTTCAAAAGCGTTCCGTACTCAAAGCCCTTGACAGCACTGCCGAACGGGTCGGTTGGCTGCTGGAATGTGTAGTCAAACGGTCCCATGTGTCACCTCAAAAGCCGAAGCCTAGCCCCGATGTGTCGCCTGCGCCGAATTGCACGTTTCCGATGCTGTTGTATGCGTCTACAGACCCAGCGCTAGGCGTGATTCCACTGCCGCCAAACAAGCGCGAGCCAACGAATCCGCCAACCTGCCCCAGCGTGTTGGCAAAGCCTGCCTGAGCCTGCCCAGAAGCCAGCGCCGCACCAGCCTGAGCCGATCCGATGTTGCCCAGCGCCTGATTGACCTGATTCGATGCGTTCATGCCAGCGTTACCGACACCAGCCGCCGCGTTTTGTCCGATGGATGTGAGCCCACCAAGCTTGGAATACTGGCTTTCGATCATTGAGGACAGGATCTGAGGCCGAAACTGCGCCAATGCCGCCTGAATGTTGCCGCCGCGAAGCCCGCCGGTAGCAGAAGCGTTCTGCAGAATGGCGTTTTCGCCCTGCTGCGTGAGCGCTTGCATCTGTGGCGACTGCTCAAGCGCGCCAATGGCTGAACGCTGCGCATCCGCACCAGAAAGGCCAAGAAGCGCTTGCTGTTGACTGAGTGCGCCGAGGCCTGCCGTCGTGTATGGCTCCAGCAGTTTGCGGATCTCGTCGAACTGGCGGCGAGACTCACCAATCTGAGCCTGCGCCGAAGCAGACTGCGCGTCTGACGCCTTATTTGATGCGCTCCTTTGGGAGTCGGCTGCAATCACGCCGCCAACGATGGTGCTTCCTGCTATTGCTGCGGCAATGCACATATGCGTTTCTCCATGACAACATCATCGGGCGCATAGCCCAGCGTTTTCAGAATCTCGAATAGCTTGCCCATCGGGCTGATCGGCCAGCCGACAACAACAACGCCGCGCTGCCTGAACTCATCTTCCAGAGTCTTGATTAGCCGACGTATGGATGATCTGTGCTCAGGCTCGATGTAGAACAGATCCACGTTTGCGCACGGCACAATCTCGTGATGCAGGCTGTTGTAGAAGATGCAGAATGCAAACCCGACCGCGACACCATGGCCGTCACGCATTACGAAGACGGATAGCTGCTTGTTGGCCTGAAATGACAGATAGACAGCGCGGTTTGGCTGGATCTTGAGCCCTCGCTCACCATGGAAAGAGCACGTATCTTTCTTGATCTCGCTGCACTCATCCCACAGCTTCTGGCCCATTGGCATCAGCTCATCAAAAAGCTCGTTCGTCAAAGGCTCAATTCCAATGACCAAGGCGCTTGATGGTTTTTCTGTGCTGTCGGTTTGAGCTGAGTCGGTCATAGTGTCATCATTCCCATGATGGCCGCTGGATGCCTGAACTCAGCGGCCCCATTATTCCACACAAGCCACAATCAGGCAATTTCAACGCCGCTTGCCCGGCATGTCACGCTTGAGCCAGCCGGGGCGATGGTGCTGATCTTCCCGCCGGACGCCAGAAGCTGACCAACCAGTTCAGGGCATTCGTATGTCTGACCCGGCAGGATGTTGCGCGCCTTGAGGATCAGGTTTGACGCGGCAGCAGACCCACCCGATGGGATCAAGTTCACGCTCACAGCACGGGCAATAGTGTCCTGATTGGTCAGGGTGAATTTGTGGATGCGCGTGCGGACACCCGTAGACGTGTACTGGTCTGTCTGCGCGTCTTCCAGCGTCTTGGATTCGATCAGGACGGTTTCAATGGATGCCATGATTGCCTCACGCAATGTTATCGGTGACGGTCAAGATGACCGAAGGAACGGCGGGGTGCAGGGCCGTTGCCGTGTCGGCCTGGATTTGCAGGTCCGTGTCGTCGGTTGCCCAAACAAGCTCAAAGTAATCTCCGGCGTTCATTTCAAGCACGTAATTCCATGCCGGGACTGATTCGCTGTTGTTGTCCTTGACCTGCGTTCGCCCCGCGCTTCTTGGCACGTCTACGCCATTGATTCGACACCAGATCACCGCAACCGACAATCCGACCGCAACCTTGTCAAGCTGCGCCGAGAACTGGAAGTTGTAGACGGCACTGTTTTGAACGTAAATGCGAGATGTCGGGCTTCCGATGCTGACCCCATAGCTCATGTCCGTGGTGTCAAACGTGATCGGATAGGCCGTGTTGATTACCGCCGCCGTCTGTGTCGTCGAGTCGCTGAACACACCGTAATACTTTGGCCGCTGTGGTTGCGGCGGGATGTACGGCACGTCCTCAATCACGACTGGCACGATTGGCTGAACTGCCTCAATGGCATCAGCGATTCGCGCCAACTCAGCTTTTGCACTCAAGGCATTGACCAGCGCAGCGGCAGACTCAGCCGTCACGTCGCTCAGATTGCTGCGGATTGCGTCGATGTCGTCCGGCGTGTCGTCCAATGCGCGAGCGATCAAAGCCTCAAAGAAGCGGATGGCCTGCTCATCGCCATTGACGATGCGCGAAATTTGAGGACGCGTGAGCTTTGGTACGGATGCCATCAGTACACCAACGGATCAACCGCCATATTCAAGCGCAGCACCGACACGTGGGCGCGTGAGTCACCCTCAAAGCGCTGGATTCGCCAGTTCCGCATCATCCCGCACTGAAACCACGTTAGGCGCTTTGCCCTTTCGCCTTGCTTTCCTGCGCTGATCCATCGCTGCGTTGACCAAAGCTCACCGTCTGCGCTGTAGGACGTGCAAATGGTTGGGTTGTCAGTCATGGCTACTTGGCCTGACAGCGGGACAAGCTCCAGCTCGTTGATGATGGCGCCCTTGCCTTCGTTGTAGACGATGGCTGTGCCAAACTCCCAACGAACATGGTCGCCCCAATGGGATGACACCTCATCACTCAGATAGCCGTACTTACCAGCCACAGGGTCCGCCGCGTTCCATCGGTCATAGCACCAGACATGACCCTTTGCGCGGTACTGCTCAAAGCCTTGAGTAGCGCTTGTGAGCGTGAACCAGACGTGTTCACCAGTAGCCTTTGACCCGTTCAGGTCGTACACGACGCATCGGTCAGGCAGGTGGATGTACAGGTGGGCGTGAGAGCCGGTCATCTTCGATTCGACAACTACCTGAGACAATTGGTCCTCGGTGTACGTCGCCAGAATCTTGTCAATCTCGTCAGTGCTGATCTTCTCAGACGATCCAGACCCAGCAATGTGCACAGCAGGCGGTTCGTTTCGGCCAGACCCAACGAATGCGATCACGTCACCAAAAACGCAGGCCGCGTGGGTGCCAATGACGCCGCGCTGAACCTGGGCGCCGTCAACACGCGAGAACGGGAAGAAGTCGCCACCGACGTTTGAGAACACCTCGATGGTGTGCCGGTTGCCAGCGTAGATTTCACCGCGCAGCTTCAGAACGCACACAATAGGGTCAGGATCAACTTCGGACGATCCGTACTTGAGGGGGTTTACCTGCGTCGGGTCAGTCAACTCAGTGACGACAAGCGACGTGCCATCGGTGGACATGAAATACCCGTCAACCCACACGTGATCGATGGATGGCCCTAGGTCTGCGTCCGTCACTTGCGTGAGCGTAGAGCCATTCCAGTAGTACAGCCGACCGCCCGAGCTGATCGAGAGCCGGTCAAACGAGTAGTCGAATGAGCACCACGCACCCGGGCCAACATCGCCAAGCACGGACGCGATACCGACAGCATTGACGCTGACCAGCTTCGTTCCCATGACGCGATACATGACGCCTCGCCACTCAATGCCGCCACGATCAGCACCAGGCCCAACGCCTTGCTGAACCAATCCATAGCCGGGCCGCAGGTAGCCATTGGAGATGCCGCTGCGCACAGGCACAGGGATCATGTTCACAGGGTACGACGTGCGAACCTGCGCCTTGTTGTCTGCGTAGATGCCGGAAAGGATCGGTACTTGCATCGCTTACGCCTTGGACCCGCGAACCTCGTAGGTGTCAACGCCGATGCACAGAAGGCCGCAGCATGGATCTGTTGCGCCGGTTGTGCGCTTGTCGGTGACGGTTGCGGTTCCGTCGAACGAAACCACGCCAGCGCCAACGTAGATTTGCGAGAACCCGGCGACTAGACCAGTGTTCACGGTGACGGTGCATGTGACTGGCGTCAGCAGCACGCGGCCATCATCAGCATCAACCGCCGTGTACGTTGCACCCAAAGTGCCACCAGGCAGGCCGGTTGCAAGACTTGGCACAGGCTCACGCGACAACGGATCAACCACCACAGGCACCCGGTTTGCATTGGCGACAGGCTGGGGCTGCGTGTAATAGCTGATCGGGCCATTAAACAAAAGCACGGTGATGATCTGAGCCGCAGCAAACGGGCCGAGGAACACGTCAGACAAGCCGATGGTGTAGATGTTCCCGGCGACGATGGCCTGACCCGACCCACCCTCGGTGAAAGTCAGCGTACTGCCAGCAGGCAGGGTGATGGAAGTGTTTACGTTGATCGTTGCCATGCTGGTTCCTGTTGCGTCGATTTTACCGTGCGCCGACTGTTTACGCCGCGAACTCTCGCCCGATCATGCAAGCGAGGATGTAGCCGTAATCTCCATATCCCACTTCCGTCAGGTGGCCCGTTGCGTCGAGATAGGTCACGTTCTGGTCGGTGGTGTTGTCGTTCGGCCCAAACACATCCCACAGACTCGCCATCGGTACACCTTGGCCTGTTGCTGTCGAAATGTCCGAGGCGTGGTACGCATCCTGCGCTGCAAGCGTTGCAACCGAACTGCGCGAGCGTGGGCCATCCAACAAGATCACATCGCTGTTGCCAGCGTTTTTTGATTGCGTGATCATGGTCAATGTGTTGGCTGCGTGAGTCGCCACAGTGACATCAGCGTCCCAATCGTTGATCTGCTCACCACAGATGACCAGATCCGGCGCCATCATGGCGTATGTGTTGACGTAGCCGTAAGTTCCACCTTGAATCAGATCAGAGGTTTTCTTACCTCCGCCTCCAACGGTCATCAGCAGAACGCCAGGGTTTGCCGAGTTGTAGCAACGGATGGCGAACACGTTGCCCTGAATCGTTGCGCCGCCTGCGCGCTTGACGTTGACGGTGTGGACAGCCAGAGAACCAAGTGCGATGGGGCCGGAGCTGTAGACGCCGCTGGCCTGCAGGCTCGCAAGCGTGGCAAGCGTTCCGCCCCCAATGTCCACTACCAGATCGCCGCCCGATGCGTTGGTCGTGAGGTAGTCCACATAGACCGTATCGAATGGCTCTGTGCCAGTCCACGACAGAGAACCGGCGCCGTTGATCTTGAAGAAGTTGGTGCCGATGGACCCGCCGAAACTTGTGGTCACGTCAGCCCCGAGAACCAGATTCGGGTTGTTGGTCGTGACGTTGGCAGTCCCCACGGCCTGATCGCCGCAGAAGCCGTTGAAGTGCGCGTGAATGCCGAACTGCCGCAAGGACCGCGCCATCACTGCGGGAAGGTTCCGGCGCGATGAGTTGGCAGTCGCCAAGGTGGAGCCAAAGCCGTTGACAGTCGAGTCACCATTGATCAGCACAAGGCCACGTCCACCGGCCCGCACGCGCTTGAACATGGCGGCTGTCTTTGGCAAGTAGTCGCGCAGACGGCCAGGCCCAGGCAGGTAAGGCTCAGGGATGGCAACAGCGCTTGCATTGGGCGTTGTGACCCCGGTCAGAGGATCAACGAACACTGGCGTCATGTTGGCGGCTGCGCCAGTTGCTGCTGTCGTGTAGTAGTTGATCGGCCCGCTTGTCACAAGAACCTGAATCGTCTCAGCCGAAGCGAACGGACCCAGAAACACATCGGACATGCCCAACGTGTAGATGTTGCCATCAAGGATTGCTTGGCCGATGCCGCCCTCACAGAACGTGATGGTGCTACCGGCTGCAACGGTGATCGAGTTGTTCGCTGTGATCTTTGCCATGATTTATCCCACCCGATACCAAGTTGATGTGACGGCCTCGAACTTCATTTTGAAGAAGCCGTTAGCCGCAAGAGATGCAGGCGCACCAGCGACGGTTGAGCCAGAAGATGTGACAGTGAGCGTGGCGACCGACTGCGTACACGTCACTTGGACTTCTTGGCCGTGAACCGAATCGCTGGCGGCAGGCAAAACAACAGTGCCCGCAGCGTATCCGGCAGCAGGCGTCAGCACCAACCACGCATTCACGTTGTCAGGCGGGGCAACTGTGGCCGTGAAGCCGGTTTCATTGGGTGCGCTGTACTGCGTTGCGTTGCTGGATGTGCCCGGCAAGATGAATGCCGCAAGCTGAGAAAGCGACATCTTGCGAGTGTCGCCATTCTCGGTGGACCACACTGGAACCAGATCACCCGATTGCAGAGTGCTGGCAGTTGAGTATCGATTGATGTCAGCCATCATCACTCCACAATAACGCCGCCTGAACCGTCAGTGACAGGCTCAGAGGCAGGGGAAAGGAACGGATGCGAGAAGCGGTTGCCAGCACCAGCGGGCATAGTTGCAGGGATCTTCTGGCGAGGAGGAATGAACCCGCGAGCCATGAGGATGTCCTTGGTAAACTTTGCGCGGGCCTTCGTCGTCTCGCTAACAACGCGGCCAAACATCGGGCCAATGAGCACGGCCAGATTGGTGTAAACGGCCTCAATCGAAACGTCGGGGATGCCGCTGTCTTGATCGAGGTCACTTGTGCCAAGTGTTCCGACCGGGTAGCCGATGCGGATGCCCTCAGCGTTCCAGCCGGCGATCAGCACATCAAGACGGCGCTTGACCGACTCCAACTGCTCAGGCTGCATGTCGAAGACGTAGGACGCGAGGCCCAATTCCTCAAGGGCTTGAGTCACGATGTCCCGCTTCTTCCACATGATCAGCCTTTCAAAGCCTCGGCAATGCGTTCTGCCAGCTTGGCATCAGTCGTGCGACCGTCGAACTTCAGGCCAAGATCGGTGGCCTTCTGCTCAAGTTCGGCGCGAGTTGCCGGGGCATCGTCGCCAACAACATCAGGCACAGGAACCTTTGCAGCATCAGCAGCAGCCGCAGCTTCGGGCAGAGACTTGAACCAACCAGCTTCAGCCGTGGCGTCGTCCTGATCGTCAGGCACAACGATGTACTCAAACATCACGCCATCGGCCAAGTGCGGGCCGGGAACCTTGAAAAGCATTGACATGCTGAACCTCTCGTGAAACGGGGGCCGAAGCCCCCGCAGTCTCATCAGACTTGGTTTGCCAGGATCGTGCCGACCATCTCAGGATTCAGCACAGTGGCTGCATACAGAGTGGTGTAGCGGCAGGTCACCTTGCCGGTCAGGTGGTTGAAGTTGTACGACATGATCAGGGGAACGCCCTGCTTGGTCGTGGCAGTCATCACCTCAGCACCTTGGCCGGACGGGAAGGCCAATCGGCCATAGTCCAGAGTCACAGCGCCTTGTGCCCAGAAGATGTTCGCGGGCTTGGTCGCCGTGTTCAGGAACACCAGCGGGGCCGTGTTGGCGGCTTGTGCCGACACGTTTTGGTAAGGGCCAGACGACACCAGCGCGGGGGTGATGGTCAGGTTTGCACCGCCACCAGCAACCGACAGCACGCGGAACGTCATCAACTGACCGGTGTCCGACTTGTCGATGTTGTGCACCGCGTTGACGCCAGTGATGTTGAAGGCGTCACCAGCCTTGATGTTGGCGATGTTGGCTCCAGCCACGTTCAGCACCATTTGGCGGTTGTCGGTGGGGACATCGCCGGTCATGGCAGTGACAGTGTGCGACTGGTTGCCGCTCACGGTGGTGCCGGACACGGTGCCGGTCACGGTGATGTTTGCCACGTTGTCGGTGCGGAATGTCGAGAAACCGGCGATGTCTGGCACCTTGGATCGCTCGTAGGCCGACTTGTTGATGTCGCCCATGTAAGCGCGGTTGCCCAGATCCTTGGCCACGTCCTTGTGGTCGAACGGGTTCAGGAACATCTTGCGTTCCGAGCCAGTGCCGATGCCACGCGACAGCATCAGGGCCTCAGCGGTTGCGGCGTCGTCCCATGCAATGGCGCCGACCTTCTTGACGAAGATCGAAGCACGGGCGGCGGCGGCGGCATACAGGTTCTTGTCGATCTCAGCGGCCAGACGGGTGGCAGCAGCCTTGCCCATGCGGGTCTTGTGCACAGGGTCGCGCAGCTCCTTGGCGTCCAGCGAAAACAGGACGTTGTCGGGCGAGCGGTAGACCGTGGGGACTTGACGCTGCACCAGATCGGTGGGGGTTGCGCCGGAGATGTCCAGGCCGGTGGTCACGGTAGCCATGTAGTCCATTGGCTTGTAGAACGTGTCGCCAGCGCGCTGCATGGACTGAGGATCGGGGAACGACTTCTCTGCTTCGTTGGAGATGATGCAGGCAGAGTCGTAACCCTCCACGTATTCCTCGAACATGATTTCGAGGTCTTTGGTCAACTGGTTGGGCATTTTGGGCTCCTTTGGAATGAACGGATGAATAAAAAGGGACTTGTCCCGGTTCACTCATCCGTTACGCCCGGATGGCTGGCAGTCAACGCTGCGCGTGAAGTGCGCGAATCTTTGGCGGCATGTTATCACACCGCCGTTTTCTTTCAACCAGCCTTGCGCTTGGCCTCCAGATACTTGGAGTAGTCGCCGGTTTTGTTGGCCTCTTCCCTCAGCTTCTCCAGATTTGTGGATGTCATCGCAGGCGAGCGCCCGCCAGCACCACCACGGACGACACGCTCAGGCGCCGGGATTGACTTCTTCGGTTGTTGCTTCACGTTTGCCATCATCTCTCCAATCGCCACAGCGAACTCGACAGGGTCTTTCATGGCCGACAGGGCTTGCAGCGCCTTCGGGCTCTTGTAAAGGGCATACACCAGTTCAGCCGGACGCTTGGCGCCCTTGACCATGATGCCGATTTGCGTCTGGCTCAGGGCTTCCTGAACGGTGGCTTCTGCTTCTTCAAAGTCATCGACAGGAATCGCCTTCTTCTGCGTGTCGTACTGCGTCAGGCGGTCAGCCCACGCCTTCTGTTCAGCCTCTTGCTGCGCCTTCTTGGCCTGCTCCTGCTGATCGAATGCGGACTTGCGAGAAACCCACGCCTTGTAATCGCGGGTGAACTTCTCGTCATCAAAGCCGCAGCCCTCGAAAGTAGGCTCCTCACCAACCACGACGGACTCGACCTGCTTGGTCTGGACTTCGCGCTCTTTCTTCAGCTCCTTCAACTCGCGCTGCATCTCGCGGTTGCGCTGTCGAAGCTCCTTCACCCAGTTCGGCGCGGTGGCTTCCTCTTGCGGTTCGGCCTCTTCTTCAAAGCCCGCAATGGTCAGCTCTACGCCTTCCGGCTCACCTTCGGGTGCAGCGCCTTCCGGGGTCATCTCACCATCAGGGTTCTCAGGATCAACGTCCTGATCGTCCGGAAACATCGGCGCCGTTTGGTCGTCGATCACTTCGCCTTCTTGAGTGTCAATCTCGCTCATACGCTTTCCATGCTCGGCCAATTCGGGGGCCGGTTCCCGTTACTCCGCGTGCGCGGGAATCTCACATTGTCGGTGATTGTGGCGTCTGAGGTGCTTGGATCACGTCAACCTGCGGGGCTTCTGGTGTGATCCGATCCAACAATTGAAGCGTCTGCTCGTTGTTGCTGTTCTCGATGTTGGACAGCGTTTCAAGCGTCTTGGCCTTGGTCAGATCAGTGTCAGCCGCAGCCTTGACAGCCTTTGCCGCAGCCTCTTGCGCAGCCGCCTCAAGGTACTGCTGATTGGCGTCCGGCTTCTGGTTCGCTTGAGCCTGCTCCATCTGCTTTTTCTCTTCGTCGGTCGGCTTGATGGCGCCCATTGCGACAAGGCGTTGACGTGACCACGCATTCACATCTGTCATGCCTTCGCCTTCCATATTCATCAGCATCAGCGACTCCAGCACCGTGCGAGTCTGTGGGTCTTGCGTTGCCATGATGGCGCTCACAAGGCTCTGAACCATGCCCTTGCGGCGGGTAGACGACGATGGACCAGGAACGGCGACCACATTGAACTTGGCCTTGCTCAAGTCGTTCTCTACCGTCTGAGCACCGTCCTTCATGTTTGGTTGCTGCATCTCCAACACCTGCGGCTGGCCTGCCTTGTCCATGCCGCGCATCTTGCGTCCCTTGACCGAGTACAGCACCTTTGCCATCGCGAGCCACACCTCAGCACTGCGCTTTTCAGCCTTGGATGCATTGCTGACGTAGATGAACGCTTGCATGTCCAGCTTGTCCTGCACCAACTCCACCGCCTTGCCGGAGATGTTGGATACGATCTTTTCGCCGTTCTGCTGATTTCCAAGAACGTCGTTCAAGTCCTGTTCTGTGACCTGCATCAGCGCAGCCAGCGCAGGCGGCACCATTGGAGGCTTGGTGTAGCCCAATGGCCCGATGTGCGCAATTGTGTTGTCTGGATTGCGTAGCGGTTCGGCCAGAAGGAAGCGGTAGTCCTCGACATCATCATCAGCCCACAACTGCTGGTGGATCATGACTTGTTCAGCACTGAAAATCGGCTTTTCAACACTGGAGAACGCAGAGATTTCAGCCAGCTTCGACCGCTGCATGTTTGCCAAGCGCTGAGGGTCTTTGGCGTTGCGAACGTGGCCGATGCAGTGCTCAACACCGTTCAGGAACAACTGTTTCCCGTATACCGGGATGATGGGGATGGCGCCGCCTGGGATCTCCCCGCAGTCCTCCAGAACCTTCGACCCGCTCAGGATGTACTTGCGCACCACCTTTTCAGACACGCGGCGACGTGACGACAGCGTGAACCCGCGAGACTTGAGCGAGTCCTCGAATCCCTCTTCTTCCAGATCCGCATCGGTCACGATCTCGATCGACTCAAGCGGACCGGTGTACGTGTATTCCCAGTACTTACGCTCTGTCTTGCGGTAATACTCTGCCACATAGACGCAATCAGACGTCGCCCATGTGAATGAGCCCCAATAGCCGCGAGTATCTACCGGCCAATCTACGGGGTTGTCGTCGAACTCGTCCTTGTAGCGGCCCACCGTGTACGGCACAAGCACGAAGCATCGGCGGGCATCGGCCTTGTCCTGCCTTTTGGCGTCAAGGTCAAAGAATACCGTCAGATCGGCGTCGTTGATGGCCTCGAACTTGATCCGCTGGCGTTCTTCGCTTGGATCGTCCTCATCCTCATAGTCTGCGCACAGTCGCCACGCACCGAAACCGCCCTTGATGGCTTCCTGAACGGCATTGACCTTGACATCCTCTGCGCCAGAGTCCTGCTCGTCGGCCCTCATCAGCATGTCGCAGGTTTCCGCCAAGTCGTCAGCCTCTACCCCATCCTTACTCACGAAGTCAGCGTCAACCGGGTTGTTTCTGTACTCGTTGACCAATCGCTGGCAGGCCAAATGCACCTTGTTGACTTCAAAGCGCGGCTTGTTGGCGAACTGCTCACCCAGCGATCCATCCCACTGCGCCCCGCGCTCATCACAGAACCGGCGATCCTCGAAACATTCGCGGCGGATAGGCTCTTGCACCTCCCAGATGTCGCTCATCTCGGCAATGGCCTCTCGGTGCAGGTCAATCAGTGCTTGTGTCTGGCGCATGGCGGGCATTCTGTGGGGTTCGATAGGCGCATTCTATCGCGCAGGCTATCGGCGGGCAATTGGGCGGGATGGCGGGATCATTTGGAATGGCTCAGTTGGCCTCTTTACCGGCTCCGCGAACGTCAAAACCCACGAGTCAGCACGGTCAGGAGACTTGCCTAAGCGCTTCTTGTATTCCTTTTTGGACTCCATCAGCAGCAAGCCGTCGCGGTAGCTGTAGCGATATGAGCCAAGCTGGGCCTTCAGCTCTGGGTCTTTGTCCATTGCGCAGCCGCCACGCTTTAAGTAGTCATTCGCTGCCCGCCACAGCTTCGCCTTCAAATTGTAGTTGCGATCATCTGACTGACGGGCGCCAGTGTGCACGCCTATCACCTTTTCCGCGTACTTGCCGCGCTTCAGGGCGTCGTAAGCGCTTACCCCTGGGCCATCTAGCTCAATCACGATTGAACCAATCAGCCCGCCAGACTCCTCTAGCGTCCTGCACTCCTCCTCAACAGCGCCAGCAAGATCAGGGCCATCTAGCTTGTGTCGGCTGATCTGAGGCAATGTCAAAAGACCTCGACGCTTTGTGATTACGCTTTCGTCATCACCCATGTGGGCGGCATCAACGCCAATCGCCCAAGGCCCGTTAACCTCAACATCAGCAGGGCCCTTACGCTGGGCATCGGTTATCAGTTCACCATTGATCCACGCATCAGATGTTGACGCGTTGTAGTCAATGTCCACCTCTTGAGCCAAGACGACAGGATCTAGCGTGTTCTTTTGTTTGGCGTACCACTCAGCGTTCTTGCGTGGATCGTCTCGCCAATGAAACGTAAACACATTGATCTTGCCGCCGTGCCGCTTTCGATAGAAGGGGTTGCCGTTTCCGTTTGGCGTGCTTATGTCGATTTTGCAATTTGAGGTCTGAGACAAGGCCGCATCAATAGACTCAGCTCGCTCATAGAACGCTGATTCGTCCTTGAAATAGATGGATGTTCGGTTGCCTCGCCCGATGTTGTCGCCCGATTCGCCCACAATCGCAGCCCCGTTCTCAGGGTTCACGATGTTCATGTAAGGCGCGTGTTTCTTCTGATCCCATCCAGCGGGGCGGAACTCAATAGGCAGCAGGTTGATGAACTGGCGGACCTTCCAGAACAGGGCTTTAGGGTCGCCCAGCTTGTCTACATATTCCTCTTTGCGTGAGCCGAACCCGGCCACAGTGCCAGGATGAAACAGGAACATCCAGACTGCAAAGCCCACGCACAACCACGATGCGCCCATGTCCCGCGACTTCTCAGCCAAGCCATCCTCACGCCCTAGCCAGCGATCACGCAGCCAGGTGATGAACTCCGCCTGCTTGGGGAACAGAAGAAACGGCATGGTTGTGGGCAAACCAACTTCAGCGTTGCGAGGGTCAAACGTCACGCCCCAATCGTTGATGAACTCAACTGGGTGGTCTTTGTAGAACTCCTTCAGGCCAGGAAGGATTGAGGCGTCTTCACGAATGCGGCTTAGACGCTCCGCACGCTCAATGTACGCCGCATCGTAATCCGGCTTCCATTCATACGCCATTGAGCATCCGCTTGTACGCCTCTTCTGCTGAAAGCGTAACCGTTGATTCGGTTTTTAGGGGGCCGCCGTTTGCGCCGGTCAATTCGACCTTGTTTGAATCGCCCCACTCATCCTTGAACCGGGCGCCCATGTTCTTTGCCCAAACCGAGCCATTGAACCCAGGAATGAACAACCCGCTTTGCCCTTGGTCCTCCCACCATGCCTGAGCAAGGTGTCTCGCACGCATGAAAGCGTCGGAAAACTCATCGTGAACCTTGGCCCATTCATAGAGCGTGTCTCGGTGAACGCCCAATTGCGCTGCCATCCATGTAGCGGACTTCCCGGACTGGCCCCATTCAACGACCTGTTCGCAATAGGCTGGGTCATAGCTTGTCGGGCGTCCTGCTGGCATTTCATCCTCCACTGCGCTCTAGCGCGATGGCGTCATTCTAGCTCAGGGCTTAGACTTTGAGTTTTTCCCCCATGATTCGCTCGTAAAGCTCATCCATGCCGAACCTCTTGAGCCCATCCTCAAGCACCTTGAGCTTCAAGTACGCCAAATCTTCGCCCGCCAAAATCTCTGCCGCAACGCCACAAGCTCTTTCAAGGGGCCACGCGCTTTGCCGACCTTTTTCATCTGTGTGGACGTAGAGCGTTGGCTCCGCAAAATTGTAACGTCCTTCCGCATAGTGCTCAACAGCAGCCAAGAGCGCAGGATTGATGCGAATTTTTTCTTCCATTTTGCGACCTTTATCTTACTTAGAACGAGGTGGAGTAGCTCAATGCCACCGTGTCGCGCTGCTTTGTCAGCATCCATCCGGTCAGCTTCACGCCAACAAAAGCGCCAGCGATGTTCCACGCCATGTCCTTACCGCTGAAGCCTGAGCCTCCGCTTCGTGCGTCGTGCAGCTCTTTGATGACGCCGGGGATGGTGGCGACTGCAATTGCCTCAGTGTCGGTCAGGCTTGGAAAGATCGTGCGGACAGCAGCGCCGGACACCACATGCACAGCAAAGTGCTTTTGCTTGTCTGCGCCAGTCCATTCGTCTGCGTGCGCCTGAGTGGCTGCGATGGCGAGAACTGCGGCGATGATGTGTTTCATGGTGTGCCTCGATTATGGATCATGGAGCCCCCAGCATGGATTTGAACCTGCGACCTGCCGCATACAAGGCGGCTGCTCTGCCAATTGAGCTACCCCCGCATGTGAGGGGCTTTCACCCTCGCGCTTGTCGGAGCTTTCATCCGCACCGCCCGGGAGCCCCTAGGCTTGCGCCGGTTAGGCTGACTCGGAAAGGCGCTCTTTCAGGGCGTAACCCATCAGCGGCCACAACTCATTTCTGGCGTTGTCGATGGCGATTTTCTCGCCAATTGCTTGGTTGTCGTTTGCGCTGGATGCCGAACAGGAGGGCTTTCCTGCAACACTAAAACCGTTTTTTGTGGTGATCACAGCCCAACGCAGGACTTGACCAGATGTTGAGATGTGGGTCACGATCTCCGTGCTTTTGATGTTCGCGTTCACATCATCCAGAGAAACGCGGGGAGCCGTCAGGCCCTTGGCCTGGATCTCTTGTTCAATCTCGTTGTCGTTCATGTGTACCTCTCGGTTGGTTGATA